TATAGGGGTACTCAAAGACCATGCCGAACTTACTCTTATCCAAGAACTTAAATCTCTAGTGAAACAAGGACATGTATTTGATAGTACAACTTTTGCAGATAACTTTAATACCTTCTGTGAAAAAGAAGCCGAGCTAGAACAAGTAATAGCAGAACAAACATACCCCACGTTTGTTTATAGTCATAATCCATTTGGTGAACATGTGTTTGACGTTATCCAAGGAGGAGAATATAGTTCAGATTCACTACCAATGGTGCAATACAACAAAGATACCTTACCAGAATATATTATGGATAGATTAGCCGTACTACAAATAGTAGAGGATGATAACTATGTTGAAGGTGTAGGGTATCGTATCGACGGGAGTAAGTTTTACTTACAACTTAGCTCGGAGGAAAGTAAAAAAGTGCGTAGAGAGTCAAATGTGGCAAATAATTAAACAATGGTGTGCGCCTACAAACGTCAACAATGACGAGGATGATTACGCAAAGCTACTTGAATTAGATCTATATGGGGAAAATTCAAGTACCCGCGCACGGGATCACGTAGCGTACCACAGAGAAACAAGTCAACACAAGCAATAAAGAAAGGAACTGCACATGGCAATGACGCCAGAAGCAAAAGTAAAGAAGAAGATTGTAGATCGCCTTAAAAAACTAGGGGCGTACTATTTTTATCCTGTGACAGGAGGTTATGGTAAGAGTGGCATACCCGATATCATAGGATGTTATGAAGGTGCATTCTTTGGCATCGAGTGTAAAGCAGGGACAAACAAACCTACAGCATTACAAAATAAAAATCTAAAAGATATAACTAAAGCAGGGGGTATCAGTCTTGTTATCAATGAGGATAACCTAGACGACGTATTCACATATATTGGCAAGCCGAAAGAAGAAGACACACGCCAATTAGAATTTAACTTTGGTTATTAAAATAACTGGTATCAAGGAGATACACATGAACGAAGAAGAAACGTTAACACCAACTCAACTTGCCAAGAGATGGGGCATAAGCCGAGTATGGTTTTATAAATTATTGAAGAAAGGTTACGTACCTAAACACAGGAAAACAGGTATGGGTGTAAGACCTAGAATTGTTTTTCCTATGGCAGAAATATTAGTGTTTGAAGAGAAACGTGATCAACTTGTGGGGGAATAAATGTCTCTTAATAAAATGGAAACTGCCGTGTATAACTTAATACGGAAGTACACCGATAAGTTTGGATGGGGTTTAGAGATGTCAGAAATATTAGATGTTATCGGGTTTAAAGATAAACACGTTAAGACAGCCATCTCTACCTTAATTAAAAAGAAAACTATAAACAAAAAACGATTAAAATTTAAATGGAGTACTAACTCACGAGTATTCTACAATGATGCAAAGAAGGAGCAAAAATGATGAGTGATTTAGTACACGAACGAGATTTAGAAAAAAACGTAAGTGAGATGCTTGCGGAGGATATAGCAAAATTAAAGCGGTTTAGAACTGCAATGCAACGGCAAGAGGCAGGGGCGCATTACAAACACCTATCTATACAACCGATAGAGTTTTGCCAAAAGAACCAACTTAATTATTGTGAAAGCAATGTCATTAAGTATGTGTGTCGTCATGAGAGTAAGAATGGCGCTGAGGATATACGCAAGGCAATCCACAATTTGGAACTCTTACTTGAGCTTGAATATGGAGAAAAGTAGTGGACTTAATAACGTTAGACTTTGAGACCTACTACGACAAAAACTACTCACTTAAAAAACAAACGACCGAAGAGTATATAAGAAGTCCCGAGTTTGAAATAGTAGGGGTAGGGATAAAGGTCAACAACTTAGCGACAGAATGGGCAAGTGGTACACATGAAGAACTTAAAGAATATTTTGATACGTTCGATTGGGAAAACTCTATGGTGCTTGCCCATAATACTATGTTTGATGGTGCTATCCTTACTTGGTGTTTCGATATTCATCCTCGTTTATATGCTGACACTTTGTGTATGTCTCGTGCTTTACATGGTGTGGAAGTGGGGGGAAGTCTCAAAGCGTTATCAGAACACTACGAGATCGGTATCAAAGGCACAGAAATTGTTAACGCACTCGGAAAAAGAAGAGTAGACTTCAATACAGAAGAACTGGATAGGTACGGTGATTACTGTGTTAACGATGTAGAGTTAACGTATAAACTGTTTAACATATTCTTACAGGCAGGATTTCCTAAGCAGGAGTTGCGCGTAGTAGATTTAACATTACGTATGTTTACTGACCCTGTTTTAGAGTTGGATACTAAATTACTTGAAGAACATAAAGAAGGTATCCGAGAATACAAAGACGCCTTACTTGAGAAATCGGGTATAGATAAAAAAGATCTTATGTCTAACCCTAAGTTTGCCGAGATAATAAAAAATCTAGGCGCAATCCCCCCCACAAAAATAAGTCCTACCACAGGTAAAGAAACTTGGGCGTTCGCTAAATCCGATGAAGGATTTAAGAAACTATTAGAACATGAGAACAAGCAAGTACGTAATGCAGTAGAGGCTAGACTAGGCACAAAAAGTACGCTCGAAGAAACACGTACACAGAGGTTTATAGATATTGCAGGGCGTGGCACGTTACCTGTGCCAGTACGGTATTATGCCGCTCATACTGGACGTTGGGGAGGCGACGACAAAATCAATATACAGAACTTACCTAGCCGTGGAGCAAATGGTAAGAAGTTAAAGAATAGTATATTAGCCCCCGAAGGATACAAACTTATTGATGCGGATAGTTCACAGATCGAGGCGAGAGTGTTGGCGTGGTTTGCAGGTCAGGACGAACTGGTATCAGCGTTTGCCAATGGTGAAGATGTGTACAAACACATGGCGTCTGCTATCTATGGTATAGATGTTAGTGAGATAACCAAAGAGCAAAGGTTTGTTGGTAAGACTACAATTCTTGGGGCAGGGTATGGCATGGGGGCAGTTAAATTCCAAGCACAGATAAGTAACTTCGGTGTTGATATGGAGTTAGATGAAGCCCGACGAGTAGTAAATATTTACCGAGAAACGAATTGGAAGATAAACCAATTATGGCGTGAGTGTCAAAACATGATACGTTATATGGCTAACGGTGATACGTATCCAGTAGGAGTAGAAGGAGTGCTACAAGTAATTGGAGCTGAGAGAGCCATACAATTACCCTCAAACTTGTTACTGAAATACCATGACCTACGCGGAGAGCAAGGTGAAAAAGGTATTGAATACAACTACAAAACTCGCATAGGACGTACACGTATATATGGTGGTAAGGTAGTCGAGAACCTTTGCCAAGCAATCGCACGTTGTATTATTGGCGAACAAATGCTACAAATTGATAAGAAGTATCAGATAGTTTTAACCGTACACGACTCTATTGTTATATGTGTACGCGACGAAGAAGTACCAGAGGCGCAAAGGTACATTGAAGAATGTATGCGTCAAACACCTAGATGGGCGAAGGGACTACCCATTGACTGCGAAAGCGGTATAGGTAAATCATATGGAGAATGTGAATGACAAAAGTAGCTCCGTGGTCTTTCAGTAAGATCAAAGCATTTGAACAATGCCCTAAACAGTTTTACCATGAGAAGATATTAAAAGAACATCCGTTTGTTGCAACCAACGCAACTCGATATGGAACTGAATTTCATACTGCAGCAGAAGTATTCGTGCGTGATAGTACACCACTAGATAAACGATTTATATTTGCGTTACCTATGTTAAAATCTTTACTGGCAAAACGTGGTGAGAAAATACCAGAACAAAAGATGGGATTAACTGAGAACCTACAACCGTGTGGCTTCTTCTCAAAAGATGTATGGTTTCGTGGCATTGCCGATTTAATAATACTGGACGACGACTTAGCATGGGTGATAGACTACAAGACTGGGAAAAACGCTCGTTATGCAGATAAAGGGCAACTTGAATTAATGGCGTTGACTTTGTTCGCTCATTACCCAAAAGTAAAAAAAATAAAAGCTGGACTATTGTTTGTTGTTAGTAAAGAGCTTATAAAAGATAAGTACACTGAGTTTGATAAAGCCGAGCTATGGAAAAAATGGTTAGGTAAATACGAACGAATGTGTTCCGCTGCCGAAACAAACACTTGGAACGCTAAACCTAGCGGACTGTGCAAGCGTTACTGCCCTGTCACTGTCTGCGTTCATAATGGGAATCACTAATGGCTTACACTAAAAAACGTCGCCCGTATAAAAAAGAATATGAACAACAGAAAAAACGCAATGAAAAAGCGGATAGATCTGAACGACAACGGGCTAGACGTAAAGTAGATAAGACAGGTAAAGATGCTAACAAGAATGGTGTAGCTGATAAACGTGAAGGTAAAGATATAGCACATAAAAAAGCTTTGGCTAAAGGTGGGACTAACAAAGATGGCTACACTATACAAAGCAGAAAGAAAAATCGTACAGCAGGTGGAGCGATGAGTAGCCCTAAAAAGAAAGTCGTAGCTAAAAGAAAGACTAAAAGAAAAACAAAGAAAGCGTAAACAATAACACGGAGAACGACGTGAAGATTTTAAATGAGAGGGAACTATTGTTACGTTTACGTAATCCTGAAAAGGTTACGACTGTAATCAATAATAGTAAAAAAGTATCTAAAGATGAAGTGATTGTTAACTGGGGCGTTGATGAAGTACACGCACTAAAACAACTTAACATAAAAGCACCTTCACCGATTGAAGGTAAATACAAATGGACTGGTCAATACAAACCCTTTGACCATCAAAAGACAACCTCAGCATTCTTAACTATGAACAAGAGAGCTTTCTGTTTCAACGAACAGGGTACTGGTAAGACAGCATCAGCTATCTGGGCATCGGACTTCTTAATGAAACAAGGTAAGGTGCGTAGAGTTTTAGTTATATGCCCCCTTTCTATTATGGATTCAGCATGGCGAGAAGATCTATTCACGTTTGCTATGCACCGCACTGTAGATGTAGCTTATGGAGCAAAAGAGAAACGAAAGAAGATAATTAATCAAGGGGCTGACTACGTTATAATTAATTATGACGGGGTAGAGATTGTTATTGACGATATAATGAAGGGTGGATTTGATTGTATAGTTATAGACGAAGCCACACATTATAAAAATGTACAAACAAAACGATGGAAAACTCTCAGGAAGTTGTTAACAGAAGACACGTGGCTTTGGTTAATGACAGGTACACCTGCGGCACAGTCACCTCTCGATGCTTATGGTATAGCTAAACTAGTAAACCAAGACAACGTACCTAGATTTTTTGGCTCGTGGCGAGATCAAGTTATGCATAAAGTGACACAGTTCAAATGGATACAAAAACCCACTGCCACGGACAGTGTTTTCAGAGTACTCCAACCTGCTATTAGATTTACTAAAGAAGAATGTCTAGATCTACCACCAATGGTATATGTGAAACGTGAAGTGGAACTTACAGCACAACAAAAGAAATATTACAAAATACTAAAAAGAGAGATGATAATGCAAGCGGCAGGGGAAGAAGTCACCTCTGTGAATGCTGCGATTAAAATGAGTAAACTCTTACAAATATCTTCTGGAGCAGTATATACAGACGATGGTGAAAGTTTAGCGTTTGATATATCAAACAGATACAAAGTTTTACGTGAAGTTATTGATGAAAGCTCAAAGAAAGTACTTGTGTTCGTACCATTCAAACACACGATTGATATCTTAACAGATAAATTACGGGCAGATAAAATTACTACTGAAGTTATTAGGGGGGATGTCCCCGCACCAAAACGCACAGATATATTTAAACGATTCCAAACTACATCAGACCCACGAGTACTTGTTATTCAACCGCAAGCTGCTGCACACGGCGTCACATTAACTGCCGCTAACACAGTTGTATGGTGGGGACCGACGAGTTCCCTAGAGATTTACGCTCAAGCTAACGCTCGTGTCCATAGGTCAGGACAAGATCATAAATGCACTATTGTACAACTACAAGGTTCCCCTGTAGAAAAGCGTGTTTACTCGTTGTTAGACAACAGAATAGACGTACACACACAGATGATAGACCTTTATAAAGAAATAGTTGACTAATCAAAAAAACTATACTATAAGTAACATCCCAACAGCTTTGTTGGTGCAAACTACAGGAGAACATAATGAGTGAAAATGAAGGGCTCGCCAAAAAACTAACGCGCGTATATATAAAAATCCGTGATGAACGGGTTAAACTTGCGTCTGATTATAACAAACAACATGGAAATCTTACTGAGCAATTAGATAAGATCAAACACGCACTACTTGAATACTGTAAAGAGCAGGGTATCGACAGTGTAAAAACATCTGAAGGATTATTCTATCGTTCAGTCAAACAACGTTATTGGACTAGTGACTGGGAATCCATGCACAAATTCATACTTGAACACGAAGTACCTGAGTTCATGGAAAAACGTCTAAATCAAACGAACGTGAAAGCTTTCTTAGAAGAAAACCCCGATCTCGCGCCTCAAGGGCTAAACGTAAATTCAGAATATATAATATCAGTAAGGAAAAAATAATGGCTAAACATTACGTACCTGTTGAAGACCTAGCGGAACGTTTCTCTGTTTCCGTGCCCACTATCCGTTTATGGGTTAAAAAGGGAGCTATACCAAGTGATACCTATATAAGAGTAGGTACGACCTATAGATTTTGTATGGATAGTGTAACTGCCGCATTGTTAACGGAAAAAAACGTAGCCATCAAAGACAGCACACACGATGTTGAATTTGTTGATCTAGATGATGATTTTTGAAAACAAAGGAATTAATCGCCGCATAAGTTTAAGTGGTGGGGAGTTTCATAAATTTATAGATGGTGAGAAAGTAGGCACAAATAAAAAAGGTACCTTCAATGCAGTTATTATAAACGCTGCACCACTATCTCGTACATACTACTCAGGTACATACGACCCACAAGCCCCTACGTCGCCTAAATGTTGGTCTGCGGATACTACTACTCCTGCCCCAGAAGTACGGCAAGAAAATCGACAAGCTACTCGTTGTATAGATTGCCAACAAAATATTAAAGGTTCAGGGCAAGGGCAAGGGCGTGCGTGCCGATTCGCGCAACGTATTGCAGTGGTATTAGAAGGAAACTTAGATGAAGTTTATCAAATACAATTACCTGCTACGTCGTTGTTTGGTAGAACAACAGAAGGTAAGATGCCTATGCAAGCTTACGCACAATACTTAAATTCTCACAGTAGAATTGCTATATCTGTGATGACTAAATTCACTTTTGATAAAAAAAGTGCAATGCCGAAACTATTTTTTAAGGCAGTACGCCCCCTTGAAGAAGGAGAATTGAAAAAAGTAGTTGAAATGAAAGATGATTCTGATACTTTAAAAGCCATATCACTATCAACGCCCATTAAGGGCACAATCTTTGCGGAAGTAGAGGGCTTTGTCTATGACTCCGCAAATGCAAACGAAGGAGACTTAAATGTCTGAGCAATACCTAATTAAGCAAACCACCGCCTTGTATCCTAGAATAGATAAAACATACAGGTATGACAGCACGGAACAACGTTCTGTTTCATGTGGATCACTAGATGACGGAGCTGAATACTCCTTATCATTTATTATGGATGCGGCAAACGCAAAAGAGTTGTGGACGTATATGAAAACAACTTATAACAAAGAAAAGAAAAAGGGTTGGCCTGAGATAAAAAACCCATTTAAGAAAACAGAGGATGGGATGTTTACACATAAGGCTAATTTAAAAGGCGCATACAATGGTGACAAGACTAACAAACCTGCGCAGTATGATGCCAAGACCAATAAACTACCTGATGAATTTCAGCTTACTTCCAACAGCATTATAAATGTTGCAGTAAAAGGCATTCCTTATAGTGGTTCTATGGGTGCAGGTTGTTCTCTTAGACTACAAGCGGTGCAGGTTTTAAAACTTGCAGAACGTAAACAAGCATCACCTTTCGGTTCGGAAGAAGGGTATAACTCAAAAGAAGATAACCCGTTTGCAGTAGTTGAAACTGATGAGGTTGTAGATGAGGTTGTTGAGGAGCCTAAAAAAGTTGTCAAGAAAACGACTCCTCCCCCGAAAGCAAGTGAAGACATAGCGTCAATCATTGATGACTGGGATGACTAGCACTACTCGTTATTAAATAATTTGAGGTTACACCACGGCGCTGTATAGGAATGCGTCGCCGTGGTGATTTAATTAACGAGAAAGAAAGAAATGGAACATAAATTTTTAAATAGGGCGTTAAGTAGTGAGGGACACTATTGCGTCGTGGGTATAAAACCTGATAGTAAGATAACACAAAAGTTTTACGAGAACTTTACTGACGTTATATCCTCTGCTTCTAAACTTGATAAAGATGGATACAATGTTTACTATGGATTAGCTACGTTTAAAGAAGCTGGATCTCGTAAAGTAGATAACATAAAAAGTTTACAGTCATTCTTTTTAGATCTTGATTGTGGTCCTACCAAAGATTTCGTTGATAAGTCAGCAGCAATCAAGGCGTTAAAACGTTTCTGTATGACGCACAAACTTCCAAGACCTACTATGATTGATTCGGGGCGTGGTGTTCATGCGTATTGGTTTTTAAAAGAATCTATATGTTATGATGTTTGGTTGCCTGTAGCGGAACGATTAAAGCGGTTGTGTGCTGAGAGCAATTTCCCTGCCGACCCTGCGGTGACGGCTGATGGGGCGCGTATACTTAGAATACCTAACACACACAACTATAAGACAGACCCCCCTACACAAGTACAACTCTTTGGGGTAGATGAAAACTTTACTCCTATAGAGTTTGACTCTTTTTCAAATCGGCTTGGTAGTAATATTGTAGGGATACCAGTTACTACAAGGTACACACCACAAGAACTAAGCAACACTATGCAAAACCTTATGGGCAATCAGGAAAGTATATTTAAAGATATTCTTATTAAAACTCGTAGCGGATCTGGATGTGCCCAACTTGGATACATAATAAACAACCAAGACACTATGAGTGAACCTATGTGGAGAGCAGGGCTATCTATAGCAAAATTTTGCAGTGATAGTGAAAAAGCAATACACAAGATATCTCACAAACATCCTGACTATATATTACGTGATGCGGCACAAAAAACTGACTTGATCAAAGGCCCATATACATGCGTTAAGTTTGATGAGTTTAGACCTGATGTATGCACGCAATGCCCTAATTGGGGTAAGATTAAATCTCCTATAACTCTTGGTAGGAAGTTAAGAGAAGCTGAAATAGATGTAGAAGGCAACTATGTTGAGGAAGAAATAGTTGAAGCCGCCGCACTTACTTTACCGAATACACCACTAAGTAAATACACTATACCTAAATATCCTAGCCCGTACGTAAGAGGGGCTAATGGTGGTGTGTATATTAAAACTCGTAATGACGATGGAGAACTCGAAGAAGAGTGCATATATCAAAACGATTTATATGTTGTCAAAAGAGTTAGAGACGCAGAATTAGGAGAGGCTGCTGTAATGAGGTTGCATTTACCGATGGACGGAGTGCGAGAATTTACCATCCCCGTGAGCGCGATTACGTCAAAAGAAGAATTTCGTAAAGCGTTATCGGTAGAAGGTGTAGCAGTAACAAAAATGGATAAACTTATGACATATACAACACACTGGGTTAACGAACTACAAACAGTGCAAAAAGCTGCCGAAGCTTATAGAAACTTTGGATGGACCAATGATAAACTGGAGGCTTTTATATTAGGCAACCAAAAAATCACTGCTGACGCTATTGAATTTATTCCCCCCTCAAACGCAACGGTAGGCATGTTCCCCTCTTTTGAACCTAAAGGAACTATGGAGAAATGGCGAGAAACTATAAATTTTTGGAATGGGGGTAAATTTGTAGTACAACAGTTTGCACTCGGTATGGGGTTTGGTACGGCACTGATGGAGCTTATGAATATAAATTGTGGTACTGTATCGTTTTACCATAAAGAATCTGGTACTGGTAAAAGTGCGCTTCAATGGGCGCAGGTAGGTATATGGGGAGATCCCGAGTCATTAATATTAGGGGTTGACGACACACAGAACTTTAGAATGAATCGTTCTGAGGTGTATCATAGTTTACCTGTAGCTATTGATGAGGTAACAAATATGAGTCCTTATCACTTATCTGAGCTCGTGTATCAAAATACAAGTGGACAACAAAAGGGCCGTATGTCCTCAAGTTCTAATGTAGAAAGGAAACGTACTGGCAACAGGTGGAGTTTATTATGCTCCATCACATCAAATACGAGTATAGTAGAACGTATAAGTATGGCTAAAGCTATGCCGAAAGCGGAGGCACAAAGAGTTTTAGAATGCCGAGTTGAACGTATCTTTGATGAATTTAAAGACAAAGAAACCACTGACGCATTTGAAGCAGGGATAAAGGGGAACTACGGACATGCAGGACCAGCCTTTGTACAATATGTCATGAAAAATCTAGATGCCTGTCGTAAATTACTTGATGATGTACATAAACGAGTTGACACGCGTGGGGAATTAACTGCCGAAAATAGATTTTGGTCCGCTACAATAGCCGCAACTATAACAGGATTAATTCTTTCTAAAAGAGCAGGGTTGCATGATTATGACGTGAGAAAAGTACTTGATTGGTCTATAGATGATTTGTTAGTACAAAACAAAAAATCGTCCGTAGATATGCACGGTAGTGTATTTGAAACCATGAACGATTTCTTTGCCGAACACATTAGTTACATATTACAGATAAAAAGTACTATGGATAATCGAGCGCAACAAGGTAACGGACTTGATCAGTTAGTAATTCCAGAGCAAATAGCACGTGGTAAGTTGGTAGCGCGTTACGAGACAGACACAAAGCTATTCTATCTAAAACCAAAACCTCTTAGACAGTGGTGTGGAGAATTACAAATTAACTATTCACATTTAGTTGGTGAGATAATGGAACATTGCGAGGGTAAATATAAAAAGGTACGTTTAACTAAAGGTACTAACTTACAGCTACCACCGTCAAATGTAATTGTGATGAAATTTGATATAAAAGCGGATGAGAATGACGAAGAACATACTTAACACACAAGATTTAAACCCTGACGGCGTACATATCATAGTTAATTGGGATAAAATGGTGGTAGGAGCGTCTGTTTTTATACCGTGCATCAACACAGAAGAAGCTGTGAAGCAGTTAACACGTGTAGCAGCAGATAAAAAATGGGAAATTAAACCTAAAATACAAATAGAAAATAATAATTTAGGGCTTCGAGTTTGGAGAACCTTATGATACAATGTTTGCGGTTGGTGTTTTTTCCCTCATTAACGTCAACCGTTCTCCGTGCCCCCCTTCTGCGAGGTCTTTCTCTTTCTCCCTCAAAGTTGGGGGGACTTTTAAACAATTAACTGTCGGGATCAAACTTATCCGCTGCTTTACCCCTTAACAAATGAACAACATTTTCATTTAGAGTAACCCCATTATCTAGAAGTTGTCGCGCTCTGGCAGCACTTTTTACAGATGTGGTTATACTACTCTCTAGAAGAGGGTATTCAGGGTGACGTTTATTGTAATCTTTTTGTTTTTCCCGCCATTTTCTTTGATCATCAAACTTTTTATTTA